TCTATATGTTGTGTTTTGTCCCCAACCACAGTCAATAGAAAAATCAGTGGTATCTGAAATATCGATAACTGTGGTGTAGGCAGTATTATATTCTGCAGATCCTGTTGTATTACCTGAAGGATCATACACAACTTTCATACGACCTTTATGATATTTGGAGCAAATAACCTGAAAGCGAAACTTAATAGTTCCTCTCCAGTATTTAAACGGAACAGTGGCAAAAGCCATAGCTGGAAAGTAATATTCAGTTGTGGATCCGCCAGGTCCTGCTCTAAATAGCATAGGGTCGACGATGGACTGGAACAGTTGCTCTTCAGAAACTGTCCCGACCGCCCATGTAAATTGAGTGAGATACGACTCACGCGATGCGATGTTATTTATAGCCATCTCATCATCACCAGATAGACCCGTTGTCCTAGGGTCTATAGTTAATTCCTGCTTTGCATCAACAGAAAGTTTAAATATATCTTCTGGTGTGTTGGTCACTGCTAAATTATTCTTAACACGAGGTATATAAGGAACAACCTCTAACATAACAGGTTTAGAGTAACCAAAGAGAGTGGCTATAGCACCAACAGCACGGGCGCCTATCTCGGTTGCCTTAGCAAAGGGTGATATATAAGGAATGTTACTAAGGGCTTTGGAGGCAGCTGCAACTGCACCAGCAATTCGTGAAACTGGTTTAGCAGCATGTTCATCTGCCTGTGGAACAATAGATCCAGGATTGACTTGAGTAGGAATAGCAAACTTAACATCCATAGCGCAAGCAAACACATTAACAGAAACAGTGTCAGTTGCTCCATTGGCATGTTTAAGTATAGAAAAACTTTTGAGATTGATCTCTCCCATAGTTTGCCAATCTTGATTAGTAATGTCCCAAAGGTTGAAATATGTGAAAAACGGTAACTCCATATCTCCACCTTGACTATTTGTGGGATCCAGAAAAATATGTGGACGCTGCGTAGCAAGAACCAGGTCTTGGTCAAAAAATTGTCTAATGACCGTGAACTGATCCTGAGTATGCAACGGATTATAAGAAGCGAGTAAACGTCCATAATGAAACGCATTGCCATTAATGACAAATTTCACGCACATTTTGGCTCTCATCAACTTATAATTAGAAATCCTATTAATAACTCTGGGGTCCTCAAAATATAACGACCAAGGGTCAAACGTCTCGAAGAAATCGTTTCCGACTCCCCAAGTGAATGTCTTGATCTTAATTGGTCTACTGAAGAACTCATCTAAAGTTGCGTCCGACAGTAGGGGCTGATCTCTAACGACATCGACGTCATTAGCAACACTCTGAGTAAAACCAGGGTGTGCATCACTAAACATTACATTTTGTTCAGTCGATGTGGGCGAACCAAGGTTATCAGGATGATTACCTTCACTAGATTCAGGTTCAATATTTTTCCACTTATTATGCTTTTCGGCAAGCAAGGCAATAGCAAATAATGAAGCTATTCCAACAACAGCATCACCGATCAATTCAAAAATAGTGGCCGCGGAATCCACCGCTTGTCCAACCAGCGCTTGGACCTTACGCCCCTCCTCTGAGGTTGGAGGGTTCCTCTTCATATTATTATTATTTGATACAGGAAAAATTGGGGTATATAAACATGTACTAATTTATACAAATATGTAAACACATATATTTAAAACTAATTATAAAGCCTAATTGTACATCTATTGGTAATCCAAAATAATTAGAGTTCAAGGTATTTTTCGCGCCAGACATTCGTTCGTTCATCAAACGAATAGTGGAGAGCTGGCACAGGAAGGTCAACCATATCAGCAACCTTCCGAAGTTCTTCCATGCGAGCTTCGTAAGTCTCGCGTTCATGAGCCCACCACTCATGTGAGGCGCCTTCCAAACAGCCAATGGCAACCTCCTTCTTAGTAGCTCCTTCACTCTTCAAATTGCAATGCAAACTTTTGTAAATGGACATCGGATCAAGGGCACCAACCTTCATGTTAATATCCGGATGGTAAACAGAGTTCCTCTTCAAAAAGTCCAATTCATTAAGTTTGAAAAACGCTTTACCTTCAGCCTCTTTATCTGGTGGAGTAATAGTCACACCAATATCAGCAAGAGTCTTCTGAACAGTGAAAAAGTTAAAAAGATGTCGTATTTGTTTGGCAACAGATCCTTTATTGTCGTCTCCATAAGTTATCAGAGCAACGAATTTCCTAAAGGATATCTCGCCTCTAACCAACCGATAAAAACACATTCTAATATACTTCGAATTGCCGAGGCAATTGATTTGGACCGTAATGTTATTACCGGAGGTGTTCATGTTGTAGAATTGCAATAAAGTCCCATTGAATTCTACTAGTGGATGACAAAAGTCGGCTATCATCATTTTCATGATTTCAAGATCCTCCTTAGGGTATCCACCAATCTCGCAAAGTTGAATCAAACTGACCATACTGTCCCGGGTCATCTGAGAATTCATGCGAGTATCGTAAGCACTGTAGTCCATGCCAAAATTACCATCTCCATCTTTGGCAAACTTCTCACTAAAATCCATGAGAGTTTGCCACTGAGGAGACATAGCATTGATACCAACAGCTAACTCAGCCTCGCGAGGGTACAAAGAAAGAAAACGCGAAGGCATAAGAAAATACTTACGAATGAAAAGACCAAATGCAACAGGCGCAGCTGTAAACACTCGGACTTTGTCTTTGGTGAGCTTGGTAGGCTCATCCTTGAGGCAAGCTGAGAACACTGGGTATCCTCTTTTCCCCTCTTTCCAACAC